CATATCCATAAGATTGTGCTTCTGGTCCAACTGTTTGATAAGGTTCAACAACACAAGAACTTCCTGAAGTTAAATCAGAGCCACCACCATTGGCTTCTGCTGATGGCGATGTAATTGTAAAAGTCGTTGATGTAGGAACGGTTATAACTTGACAAAGTTTATCTTCAAAAGTTGAAGCAGCGATACTTGAACCTGTTGGCATTGTCACTGAATCTAATTCAATGATGTCTCCCACTTCTAACCCATGATTAGTTGATGTTGTAATCGTAACTGCTGTTCCTCGAGTTGTGCTTGTAGTAATTGTTGAACCTGTAAAAGTTATTTGAGTTCCTGCATTATTGCTTCTAAAAGGTGTAATGTCATACAAAGCACCTTCAAAATAAATAAGTAAAAATTTATCTGTGCCTATGGCTACATATCTATTACCATCAAGATCTACGAAGGCGTGTTGTTTTCTAGCAACTCCCACAATAGTATCAGGAAGTAATGAAGACCATCCTCCAACTTTTTCAGGAAGATTATATCTAAAACGAACATTGTCAGAATCGACCCATCTATTTTCTGCACCAACAGAAGTGTCCTGTTTGTCTATGCCTGATCTAAATTTAAAATCAACTAGAGCCATTAATTAAGCCCCTATGCTGTGTTAGTCTTGAATGCCCAACCTCTTGTTGCATCTACATAAACTAATGTAACTGCTTGACCAGCTGTACTTAAAGTTAAGTTAGATGCGGCTGAGTTTATAGGCTGACCATTTCTATCTACGGTTACGTTATTAGAACTAAAAGTTCCTCTTGCATCAATAATAGTTACTTCTTCTCCAACAGATGGCGATGAAGGTAAGTCTATTTCAATTGGGTTAGCAGTTGTGTTTGCTAAAATTTGATCTCCGTTTACCGCAGGGAAAGGAGTGTTTGAATCAGTTATAGATGCATAACCTTTTTCAAGAATAGTCATAACAGTTTCTGTTCCATTTGATCTACAAAGAACAGTTGCACCTACTGGTATTTGAGTGGTAGTACCACTTGCTGTTAAAACCCCTAGCGTTCTATTTGCTGTGCCTCTAACAGTATCATCTTTCATAATCCATACTCTAGTTACACCTGAACCACTTGGCATTGTAATTGTTCTATTACCTGCTAAAGTTCCGTGTAATCTTAAGTATGCATTTTTACCGTTAGATGTAGCACCATCTGTAAGTAACAATGTAACACTAGCTCCCGCCATGTCTACATCTAAAACTCCTGATGATCCTTGTTCCAAGATTTGTAAATTAGTATTAGTGATTCCACCCCATTGTCCAGCTTTCTCACCTGTTGTTATAATCTCTAGTTTTAAATCTGATGAAAATGTTGATGCCATATTAATTTGTATCTATTCGTGTCCAGACCATATCTACACCTGGAACTATTTCACTCCATGTTATTGCCGCAACTTCGCCTGTAGATAGAGTTACATCAACTCCTGTAGGGTCTATATTTGCGTCAGCGGTTATTGTAACACTTCCTGTAGTTAAGGTCAATTGGTTTACAGTAGGTGTAATATCTACACTTGTGCTTGCTACTGCCGTTCCTGTGGTTAATGTAACCTGACTACCTGTAGCAGTAAAATTAGAATCTGCCGTAATAGTTAATGTTCCAAGGCCTAATGTTAATCTATTTGGATCAGGTATCTCAGAAATTGCATCTGCTGTAATAGCAAAGTTTCCAATATTAATATCTAGTTGATTGCCAACTACACTTACTTGTACGTCACCAGCTGTTTGTGCTGTTGCGAATGGTAATGCTGATATTGCGTCAAATCCTAAACTCATATAAATCCTTAAAAGGAGACAGTGAGGTATGTGGTGGAGTCACTGCCTCCATCTAAGGATTATATTACTTTTTGAACCAAGAAGGAAGTCCTAAATGTGGTCTTCCATCATTTACGTTTTGAGCTGCATTTTTGGATTTTTGATCATTATAGTGTAGGAAAACTTGAGCACAGTTATCGCCTTGGAACTCTTCTCTCCAATGTTCTAACTCCATGCCTCTATAAACTAGCATATCTCCTGGTTTTAAATTAACCAAAATACCTTTGTTGTTGCTAACATTAGTTATTTTCTTACCATCAGCAACACCTACATTTTTCTTTGGTTCCAAATGTATAGGCCAAGGATCACCGCCAAGATTTAATGTTGTAGATATTTCACAACTAAATCTATCCTTGTGTCTATGTAGGACATCACCTGATTTATATATTCTTGCATAAGAATAAGTTGGATTTAACTTAAGTCCTGTTTTTTTTTCCATTACAGGTAAAGTTCTTATTAATAAAGTTTCCATGGCTATATCTGCATAATGAGAATATGTATTTGGAACTTGTTCATCATTCCATACACCAAATTCTGTTGTAAATTGTGATATATACCTTTTATCAAATAAGGTTCTAGCAACTTGTCGTTTCATTAAAAAATAATTGTACACAAATGTTGCTATCTCTTTTGGTACAGCCTCTTTAATAACTATATATTTATTTTTTTTGAAACTCATTTAATACTCTTTTCTTTTGATATCGCTGTTTCAACAACTTTTATATTCCAATGTATAAATCTAAATGGTTCTAATCCTGCATCCACTGCGAACTCGTGTGGAACATAACCTGGAAAAATAATCATCGTTCCTGGTTTTGGTTTGTAGTGTATTTGATTAGATCCTAATGTAATTTGTCCTTGATTTTTCATAGGTAGTTTTGTCATCTCTGCACCAGATCTTGGTTCATGGAATATAGGGTAAGATGTTTTATCTGAGCATTTTAGGAAATAAAATCCTGATACATGCTGATTCCAATGTGCGTGAGTTGAATGATGACCTCCACCTTTTTCACTAAATTCTTGTACCCAAAATTCTGTAAAGTGTAAACTGTGATTTCTTAAATCAAAGCCTTGCCAATCTAAAAACTCATAGGATCGTTGACCAATAAATTCCACTAAATCTTTTACTTTAGGATCTTGTGAAAAACTTTCACTATGCCTTGATAAACCAAATGTACCTATATCTTTTTTCCATTTAGGTTCGTTTTTTAATTTATCTTTAAGAAGTTTATCAGCTTTCTTAATATATTTATCTGTTACTTTAATTGCATTTTTTAAAAACATAGGTGCTTCTGCAACCCACACTGGTGTTTGAAAATAAAATGCAGATTTAAAATCTACGTGTCCTTTTGATTTTTGTGGTGTACTGCTGCCACCTTGTTTTATATCATTCATATTATTTAAATGGATAACCTAGATTCCATATCACTAGACTATTTCTCTCTCCTTTAGTTACTGGTTTGACTCTATGCCATACAAATGAAGGGAATACAACCAAAGAGCCTTTTGGTAATATTTCTGTACATGTTCTAATGTTAGATTTTTTATCAGGATCATTATTCCTAAAATCAAACTCTAACTCTCCACCTTCGTATTCTTTTGGATCTGTTAATGTTACGGTTACAGATAATTTTCTTATCTTTCCTTTTGTTGGACCTTCCTCTGTATAAGGTTTGTCCCAACTATCACAATGCCAATCATAATATTGGCCTTTTTTATAAATAGTAAATTGACAAGACTCTGACCAATCCCATTCATAATTCCAACCTGCATTATAATTCGCCTGATTAACATAAGGTTGAATTTCTTTATATATCCAACGATCATTCATCCAAACAATATTAGAATCTCTTTTCTTTTGTAAATCTTTTATTTCATCTTTAGTAAGAGGTTGTTTATTTAAATCTCTATCTCTACCATAACCGCCTGTAATGGCCATAATCTCTCTATTTTTTTCTGCTTTACCATATTTAACAATAAGATCACAAATTCTAGGGGGTATTGCAGATTCAAAATACCAATAGTGATTAGATATATTCATTCTACAAACTCCGCTGATATATGTGTGTATCCATGTTTTTTAGCAAACCAAGACCTTTGATTTCCAGTAATAACTACCATACTGTTTTTGTTTACTTTTATAGGATATAACAAACCTTCTTTTAAAACATCTTTTTCAAATTCTTGATATTTAAGATCAGCAGGATGTTCTACGTAATCTTTTTTTAATCTATCAGAAATTAATTTTTCTAAAGATGCTAAATGAGAAAAAGGTGCAGTTTGAGATATCAAAGGTTTAAATGTATTCATAGTTAATTGTTAAAATTATATTTAAGCCATCAGAAGTATTTGGTGAAAAAGAATACTTATTAGTAGCAGGAAACATTATAAAGTAATTATCTTTTATAGGTATATGCCAAGTTCTATTTTTTCTTCTGTTGTCATCATACTCAATAATACATTCTGAAGAGCCTTCTTTGACATCAACACCATAAATAAGCGTGTAATCTGGTGAGTTACGTAAGTCAACAGGATCTACTTGATGTCTTGTCCAAGATTTTTCTTTAGAATGCATAACATTACCATGCATAGTTTTAGTCACTAAAGTTTTGTTATATTCAACTCTCCAGTGATCTCTTACATAATCTTGCATCCATTGTAGAGGTTGAGAAAAAGGTACAACATAATCATCAAAAGCATAAGCTCGTGAATTAGTGTTAATTCTTTTTTGTTTTACGTAAGATTCTATAATGTCGTTTCTTATTTTATCACGATCAATTTCAAAGCCTTTTGGCATTTCAATTTCACCTGTATAAAGATCAACTTCTGTTAATACTTTCTTTTGCATACCTATCTAGTATGTAATTAACTCTAATTAAAATGTCAAGCGTGTTATCTAGCTGTTTTATCCCAAGCACCTGTAGATTCATTCCACTCATAATAATGAGTATCTTTTTCTTCTTCAGATAATGCCGGAGCATCGCCTATTGGTGATTGCCATCTTGCTTCTGCCACATTTAAAACCCAACTAGCATGAGGTTTTTTAGGTAAGAACAAATCATTGTCCTCATCATAAGTCATACCTATGCCTGCGTAGTTACCTCTTAAAGGTGTGCCACCATTTCTGTGTTGTCCACCATATGTATTGTAAGATGTTTTTTTCCAAAGAGGCCAGCTGTGGATTCTCTCCAAAAACTGTCTGCCTACTTCTTCATCTTCAACACCGCTACCATTTAGACAATCAGAATCAGCTACAACGTGTACCGCTATAACTTTATTGTTTGCTCCTAATTTTGCGTAATGTGCCATAATGTTCTCCTTATATATTATTTATTAATCTAGTTCAACTACTTAAATCTATACCTTATTAAAACTATACCTGAACCACCTGCTACCCCATTTTGATTATTTGATGATCCTGCACCACCACCTGTATTTACAGTTCCTGCTGTTCTTGGTTGAGGTGCACCACAACCTTTTCCGTTACCGCCACCACCTACACCACCTGGAACATTTACATTATTACAAGCAGCACCAGCTCCTCCACCAGCAAAAAATCTTCCCGCTACTGGACCTGATGTTCCATAACTTGGAGCTGTTGGTCCAAACCAACCAGTTGGTACAAAAGTACCATCTCCTCCATCACCACCAGTATTAGGAAATGATCCGTCTGTTCCTGCATCAACTGCACCACCGCCACCACCAAAACCTCTTGAACTTAAACCTGGACCTGGTCCACTAGAATCTCCACCATCTGTTCCTTGTGCTGGACTTACAGGAGGAGTATCACCAGAACCGCCTGAAGCATTACCAGCTCCACCACCACCGCCTGAACCTCCATCTCTTGCTCCACCTGCAGTGTTATAGTTTCCACCGCCACCACCTCCAGCAGATGTAATACTTGAAAAAATTGAAGCTGAACCTGTTGTAGCAGGTTGAGTTGCTCCATCTGAATCACCACCAACTCCACCAGCACCTACTGTTACTGGATAAGATTGAACTGATACAGGTAAAGTTGAAGGAGCGTTAGCAGGGCTAGCTGGTGAACAAGCATTATGACTTCTAAAACCTCCAGCTCCACCACCACCGCCTGATCTACCTGATCCTCCACCACCTGCTACCACCATATATTGAACCACATCGTTAGCTGGTGCACATGCTAAAGCTGAAACTGTAAAAGTTCCGCTTGATGTAAATACGTGTGTTTTAAAATTACCACAAGTTAAAGTTGCGTTTCCTCCTGAAGCGCATAAAAATCCCTCTGTTAATCCTGAACCTGTTAGTGAACCTGTAAATACTACTCTCCATCCTTCTGTAGCATCGACGTATATAAATTGAGCTGTTGTATTATCTTTAGCAAGAATAAGATTATTTGCTTCACCATTTATGTTTGATCCATTTCTTACCATAGTTACACTATTACTAGAAAAAGTTCCTGTATAGTCAGATACAGCTACTACATTACCAGCAGATGGTGAGGCAGGTAAAGTAATATTAAATGCACTAGAAGATGTATCTGCAAAATAACCTCGGCCAGTAACTGCTGGACCTGGGTCAGCTGTAATTTTTGTTGTTTGCCATGAAACTTGCCCTACAACATCAGGATGTATGGTGCTAGTTGCACCACAAGCTAATTGCACTGTTGTGCCGGACTTACCTAACGTAAGTGTGCTTCCTGTTCTGTTTTCTAGTGTGTTTACTTTAATTGTACTCATAATTTACCTATTGAAATTTATACCTTATTACTACTATACCAGATCCTGCTGCACTTCCTCCAGCATTACCACCACTACCACCATTTCCACCGCCTCCACCACCGCCAGTGTTAACAGCTCCAGCAGTAGACCCAGAACCATCTGAACTTCCATTTCCACCACCTCCTGTACCTCCAGTTGGTGCGCCTGGACCACAATCTCCTCCACCGCCACCACCAGCATAAGCTACCGGACTTCCTGTAATATTTGTTGTTGCTCCTGCTCCTCCAGGATTTCCTCCTGGTGTTGATGATGTTCCAGCAGCGGTTGCACCGCCACCTCCACCGCCTCTACCTGTTCCATTAGGACTATTATAAACTCCTACTCCGCCATTATTACCTTGTGGTGGGCTTACTGGAGGTGTGTTTCCACTACCTGCCGCCATATTGGGTGCAGAACTTGGATAACCATAAGCATCACTTCCTCCACCTGAACCACCATCACCACCTGTTGAATATGTTGCATTTGGTCCTGAACCTGCTCGACCACCGCCTGCTGAAGTTATTGTGCTAAAAGTTGAAAGCGATCCTGTTCCCGCATCAGAACCAGCTGGACCACTTGGTAATCCCGCTGCTCCACCACCTACTGTAATTGGATATGTTCCTGGTGATAATATTAAACCTGTTGTTGCAGCTATAGGACTTGCTGTATAAGAATCTGGATTTGATGGAGTATTAACTTTTGCTTCTCTAAATCCTCCTGCTCCTCCACCACCAGCTCTATCGAAGCCACCACCTCCACCACCAGCTACCACTAAATAAGAAACTGTTGCTTTTGCTCCATTACCAGAGTTTACTGTAAATGTGCCATCTGCAGTAAAAGTATGTACTTTGTAATTTGTGCAAACTGTGGCTGTGGAATTACCGCCAGACGCACATATAAAAGATGATCCTGTTACATTAGCTGTTGAATCGTGAATATCTTGCCAACCTTTAGTTCCATCAACGTAAATTAAAGTTACTGATTGAGATTCTGTTGATAAAGTTGCATCATTACAACTACCATTAATTTTTGATCCATTTCTTCCAATTGTTACATTATTAGTGTCCCAAGTGTTAGCATAATCTTTAAATGCTACTATGTCGCCAGCGCTTGGAGAACTTGGAAGAGTAACCGTGATTCCTCCTCCTGTTGTATTAAGAAAAAACCCATCGCCACTAGTTGCAGTGAAAGGTGAAGTTTTAGCAGTCGTGCACCAATCTACAGTTCCGGTACGACCAAAACCTGTTTGTGTTGCACCTGATGCTAAATTAACTGAAGTGCCTGGTCCACCTAATTCTATGGTGCTACCATCTACTTTTTCTATTTTATTTACTTTAATTGTGCTAGTCATTATTGAAATTTATATCTTATTATTACTACGCCTGAACCACCATTAACACCAGATACTCCCGTACTTCCACCTGATGTTCCTCCAGCCCCACCGCCAGTATTAGTTCCTCCTGCTACTGCTGCACTTGGTGGAGTACCTCCAGCACCGCCACCTCCAGTTCCACCTGAACCACCGTCTCCAGCATTATCTGAACCTCCACCACCGCCACCTGCTCTTGCAGTTGGGGTAGCATTAATTGAACTTGTTGCACCTGCACCACCATCTCCAGCACATGGTCCACTACCAGCACCGCCAGCCGCAGTTGCTCCACCGCCACCACCTGTTGCATATCCTGGAGAAGAATTTGCTGAATTACCACCTGGATTTCCTTGAGGAGGGCTAACTGGAGGGGTATTTCCTGCACCTCCTGCTCTTCCTGTGTGAGGTGCAACAGAACCTGCTCCACCACCTGAACCACCAGCAACACCTACAGCACCTGTGCCTGGAGTTTTACCTCCTCCGCCACCACCAGCAGATGTTATTGTTGAAAATGTTGATACTCCTCCACTTCCACCATCGTCAAAAGGAGGGGAGTTATCTAATGCTCCACCTCCTCCAACTGTAATTGGATAAGCTTGAGCTGAAACCACTAAACCTGGCGCTGCAAGGGGAGAAGCCGTGTAACCAGCACAAGTTTCTTTTCCTTCTCTATAACCACCTGCTCCACCGCCACCTGATCTGTCTTGTGATGAACCGCCACCGCCTGCTACTACTACATAAGAAACTTTTGTTCCAATATCTCCAGTTCCAACAGAATTAACTGTAAATGTAGCATCTGAATTAAAAGTATGAATTTTAAAATCACCTGATGTTGTTTCTGTTCCACCTGATGCTGATATAAAAGCTTCTCCTCTTACATTAGAAGTAGAGTCCATAGTATTAATCCAACCTTGTGTTGAGTCTACAAATACTAATGTAACTGATTGACCCATAGTGGTTAAAACTTTACTTGCATTAGTTCCGCCTAATTTATCTGATCCATTAGGAGTAATTGTTAAATTATTTGTTTGAAAAGTTGCTGCATAATCTGCAACAGATACTATTGCATTAGCAGTACCTGCTGGAAGATTCATTGTAAATGCTCCACCAGTTGTATTTGCAAAATAACCTTCTCCTGATGCTGCTGTAAAAGTTGATGTCTTTGGAGTTGTCTGCCAATCAACAGTTCCAGTTCTACCAAAACCTGTTTGAGATGCACCACTTGCTAGTGTAACTGTTTTACCTGATGAACCTAAAGTTAATGTAGATCCACATTGTACGTCGACTGTATTTACTTCTATTTTACTCATTAAATTATTACCAACGTTCCTGTTACTGTTATTGTATTAACAAAAGTTACTGGACCTGCTAATACAGCAGACTCAATGACAATGTCTTTGTTATCCATAACCTGAG